CCCGGAATTATCGGATATAGACAGGATGTTTTTAAGCGCGGCGACCTGCGTCTCAATCAAGTCGAGCTGGATGGAAAACAGTTTCCATAACTTGCCGAGGTTTGAAGTCTGGTCCTGATTCAGAAAAGACTTTGTAAAGTATTCGATGTAATCTATCGTTGCCATGTTATGCCACGTTGACCGTTACGTTCGCGGTATCGCACCGCGCATATTCATCATAATCGACCGACAGCGTTTTGAGCGCCGTCGGGGTTGTGGGCGAAAAAGCGAGAAACACTTCTACGTCATCCATACCGGTGATGTCGTCAAAGTTTGCGATCAGTTGCCACGCGTACACGTCCTCACCGCTATCAAGTCCATCGTATTCGGTTGACACACTTCCCACGGTATCAACGCCGCCGATGATTTCAATCACCCGCGTCTTAAGCGTGGCAATGTTCGCCGTAACCCATGCGGAATTACTCGTTACATTGATAACCACGTTGACAAGTTTTTCTGTAGGCACCGTCCATTTCATGGTGTGACTGTCGCCATTGTCATCGGCAACCGCGAACGACTTCGACCCCACCGGCTCTATTCCCGCTGGCTTCGTGTTGAATATGGCCGTTGCGATGTCCACATCCGACCCGGTACCGGCGACGACACATTCTATTGAGTGAGCGTTGCGTCCGTCAACCGTCCCGTTCGTCGCGTTCTCGACGACGTTTGCACGCGTTACGCCCGTCACCTCTTGCAGTTTCGATATGATAGCGGGGATGCTTGACCCGCCGCTCGACCCGCGTTCATTAAACCGCGTCCTAAGATCGGCGTCGGTTTCAATTTCTGTGCCGCCCGTCGAGGCGAGGCGGTTCCCCACTCCGGTTATGCCCGAGAATGGATTGACAAGTTCATTGATGGATTCGGCGGCGACAATTCCCGATTCCCCGGCGACGACGGCGCGGAACGTCAGGTCAACAACACCGTTTACCACCGTTCCGGTTGATATGTTTTCAAATTGTACGGCCTGTGACGTTTGGGCGAGAAGGTCACCGGCAAGAACTACCGTCCCGTTTGTCCCGCTTGCGGAGACGGTGACGGTCGCCTTTTGCGCCGTGATCCGCGTCATGCCGCCAAGCGCGACGGCGCGGTCAAGGGAAACGCCCTCGGCCACGTCTATGTAAAACGCATAATACGCGTCCTCAAGTCCCTCCCAGGTGTTGGCAAGGGCTTTTGCTATGATGTTCAGGAATTGACCGACAGGGTCATAGATAGTCAGGTCTTGCGTGGGCCCGAAGTATTCCGGCAGCACCGCCGCGTCGGTGAGTTCTTGTAAAATATCGTCTTGCGTTTTTAAAACGAAGCCCTGATCCGTTATCCCGAAGCTCATTATATACTCCCCGTCACGGCCCCAAAGGTGGTCGAGACCTTGAATGATGCTGAAATTTCGCGTGTTTTGCGGTCGAATGAAACATCAAGCGTTATGATTTTTGTCACCCGCGTGTCATCAAGAAGAACCTTGCGCAACATATACGTGAGACGCTTTTCCAGAAATACTTTTTGGTTAAACAACCCGAGGTAATCAATGCCCTGCGTGGTATCGAGCGTCCACTCACCAAGCCAGAGCGAAAGTTTATTCTGTAAAATTTGAGCAAGCGCGTCCTCATCGGTCAGCGTCGCCGTCTTCCCGGCTACTATAGATATGTCGTTAGCGACTAATTTGATTGCCCGTAGTGTGCTCATTCCGCCTCATATATGCACTGTACTTCAATCTCGTCATTGGTTGCCCACGTAAACGGAACCGTTGCATTTATAGAAGTTGCGACTGAATACGTGCCAGATGAATTAAAAGCAGTGAAACCTCTATTGTTTTGAAACATTGCCTGGTATGATGTTGCGACATTAGCATCTCTCAATCTGGCTCCACCAATATATGTAATTCCATCATGCGTTTTTATGGGTATTGGAAATTCTAAATATATATTCCCCGATACCGATGTATCTGCGGCGAATTTAAGATACACTCGCATAAATACGGTTTTACCTATCTGCTTATAATAGCCGGTGTTCGTACCGCTACCAACCGTGAGATTTGTCCACGATGGCGCAAACGATGTCCATGCGTCTTCGTACCCGAATGCGCCGGCAATCCCATCCGCTATCTTTTCCCATCGGGAGTCGGCGTAGATGTCGGGCGCGGTGGTTTTTATCGATTCTTTTATATCGCCTGCGAGTGACATGTTACGTTCCTGGTGTCGGCGAGCTTGTCGGTGATGAGCCGCCAAGTCCCGGCGTAAATGGGTGCGTATGCGTTGACAGGTGGACGGGTGTCAAACTGTTATTTGCCACGACCTCGCCGTCACTCGCTACGCCCGTTGAGTCAAATTTTATACTTTTTGCCCCGTTGCTAAATTTCATAGTGATGCTGTCTGATGCAAAAACCATGTATGACGCCCCGCCCTTCTCGCCGATAATGAGCCCGTCCTCGGTGCCGAATTCAGGCGGCGGCGTGAATTTCCCGCTTGCAATCGCATGAGAGACACACGCGTTTTCAAGGGAGAATATTTTTGAACTTTCGGCGCGGCTGTATTCGTTTAACCCATCCGACATATCGAATGTTGAAAACGTCACCCATACCACGTCCCCGCGCGCGTACGCGGGACGGATATAAAACCCTCCGGCGTAGACGAATTGAACGGGCAAGTCACAGAGAATCGGGTATGCGGTTTCCTCGTTCTTCGCGTTCTTGATTTTCATGAACGGCTGAACATCGGCCCGCATTGTTTTCTTGTCGAATTTCTCAATCTTGCACGGCAGGCCAAGCTGTATCTGACGCGCGAATGAGTTGAAAAAATCCTGGATGAATGTCGAGAAATCCATTACACCGGCACCGCCTCAAATTCGCATTCGGACTTTCCGAATGTCGAGAACGTCTTTTTACCCGTAATTATTTTGAATGCGCTATTGTAGTTTTTGGATTCGATCTTGACGATTGACCCGCCCATGAGCTTATATAAAAACAGTGTCTGAAATTTGATTCCGTTCTGTGACTTTTCGGGTACGCCGATCAACCCCGTCCCGGTGTTTAGCAGAACCGCCCGCGCCGTTCCCTTTGCGGTCTTGCTCTGTACCGTCAGCACGCCATTCTGAAAAAACAACTCAGAGCCGGTGTCATTGCATAATTTTTGAAGTGCATCCCTGAAATACATGGCGGTAAAAGTCGTGTACGTCTTGTCGGTTCCGACGCTCACCGCGTCAGTCTTTATCCCCACCTTTGACGCTATGGCCTTAATGATGCTTGACGCCGATTGATTTTTATACGTGGTGGCTATTACCGCATTTGCCCATCTCGACGTTTCATCATATATTTTCATGGATAGAATGGTGTCGGCCTTGCTCCGCTTTACCTCATACGTCGCACTTTTCCCGAGAACACATGTGCCGTGATCGTCTTCATATCCGGCGTCAATTGTAACCTGGGGGCCGTCTGTATAGTTTCCCGTCTTTTTTCCTTCGGCCGCTTTGATGGTGTCGTTGTTCGGGTTATATAATCTGCATTCGGTCATCGTAAGCGCTCCGATAACAACCTTCTGTTCGAATTCAATATCGAATGGGGGACATTTGAATTCACGCCCCCCGATGTTGATTGTTGCTACGCGCTTATAGAGTTGTGACATTGTCGATGTACAGCCTTACGGTAGTATCAAGATTTGTTTTATTGACGGTCTTGTCCGCTATTTGATAGGGCGTGAATATGTCGTCGAGATTAAGCGCCACAATATCAAAATCTATTTCAAGCCCATCGACAACGGCGTGTACCAGCGGGCACCCGTAAACGATTTTAGTTATATAGAGTGTCACGTCGTCGGCGTCTTTAATCGTCAGCGTGTAAAAATCCTTTCGGGCGTTGTGCCTGAATTCGTACGTGTAGACGCTCTCGCCGATGGTGAATATTTTTGAAACCGGGCATTCGGCGTGAGTCACCGGCAGATATTCAAACTGATAATTCATTGCACGACGCTCTTTAAAATCGATTTTGATTTAGCCCCCGCCTTGTCCGCGGTCTTGCTCGCCGTCTTTCCCGCTTTATTCACGGTGTTGAATTTAACAACGGTCGATTGTGACTTTGCAATCACCACCCTTTTGAGCGACATGCTTAAGCCGATGCCGTTTCCCATTTCGGCGGTGTGGTTTCTTGTCAGCGATTCAATGACGACGTTGTCAACGTCCTTGTCGTGCCCGTGGTAGGTCAGGAGCGTCTTGTCATCCATCCAGTTCTGGAGTAGTTGCTTGCGGTCTTCGATGGTATCGAGAAACGCAGCGACATATGACATTGGATTCGTATTGCTTATACTTTCATCGGAGAGCACAATATTAAGGCTGATTGACTTCGGGTTCTGTACGACGTGATCGGATATGTCCGACCCGTCTTCAATGGCGTGAGTAGACACATTGCTTGAATCGCTTTCCGAATCATCGACAGTCACATTAAAGAGACAGTCGTTCGTGCCGTCGCTCAAAAACGCCCGCGTGTGGTTCCCCGTAATCGCGTCGGATATTGTCGGGGGGATGGTATTCGGCATCAGGTAGGCCATTACGAGACCTCCATCCCGAGCTCGGCGCGGAATACGGTTCTGGACAATTTATTGAGCGCGTCCATAACCGCGCTTTCGACTGCCTGCGCCGCCTCAGCGGATCCGGACACGTTAAACACCATCGACCCGACAATGCTCTGAATGGTGACGCCGCCAAGCTGACCATTCGGGATTATTGACCCCGACGACCCCGGCATGAACAATTCGGGGCCGCGCTCACCGACGACATATGGCCGTCCCGCACTCACCGAACCGCCGCGGGCCTTACCCGGAACGTTCGGTATTGCGGCCTTGACGAAATCAAGGGCGTTCATGTCGTCACCGGAAAAGATGTTTGCAAGGTCATTCTTTATTTGAATGAGTTCCGCTTTTAGTCGCGCCGGAAGTGTTCTGAAAAATTCAACGATCCGGCCCGGTATGGCCTTGATATATTCTAGAACCTCATAGAATGTTTCCTTGAGAGATTTCGCAAAACTACCAAAGACCGATTCACCGCCGTTAAACCACGTGTAAATGTCTTCTATTGCCAGAACGATCATGGTGATGACTGCGACAACGGCGAGCCCTATGGCGATGAACGGCAGGAGCGGTGCCACGAACGCCCAGGCGGCGGCGGCGGCAGAGTACAGGGCCGCAACCAGGAGCACGCCGACAACGGGAGTAAGTGCGATAACAACGGTCTTCAGTATCGCCACGCCGCGCTCGGTCCCCGCGAACCATTGCAGAACATCGGCCCCGACCGCCACAATCGGCTGTAATCCCTTGTTTATGAATTCGCCGATAACCTCTTTGACCTCGCCCCATTGCGTTTTGGCGCGTTCGGTCGTCCCGTTCATGGTGTCAAGAACCTCGCCGTACTGCTCCATGATTTTCAGCTCTTCTTTTTTGAAGACCTCGGTCATGTATAATTCACGGCGTTTCTTTGTGGCGTCATCATAGCCGGACCCGAGCGCCTTAAATCCATCCATGTGTTTGGCGAGCACCGAATTACTTTTGAGGAAGCGCACCGATCCGGTATTGACGGCGGTCGTTATCCCCTGCATGGTTGACGTGAGGTCGGTTCCGGCAATGGCTGAAAGTTTTTGAAGGGTTCCGAGGTTATCAGAAACGAGGGACACGGACGCGCCGAATTTCAGGGCTTCGTTTGCCGACTTCTGGAAGTCGCTTTCACCGAACAACCCGCGGCTTGATTCAACGGCTTCGTCAATTGACTTTTTCAATTCCGGATAGTCTGAACCGGCGAGCTGCCGGATACGGAGTGCTTGCGTCTCGTTTTCCGCCCCGGCGTCAGAAAACATTTTGCCCATTTCGAATATCTTTCTCGTGACCTCTCTGCCGCCGAGAAATTCAAGGCTATTCTGTACGCTGAATGCCGCGGACTTCGCCTCATCCATTGACTTCTTGAACGAACGGACGGCTGACGATGCGCTGTCTTTTAGCTTTATCTCACCGAATATTGATCTAAGCGACCCCGCCATTGTTTTTCCTGTTCTGCTCTTTTATCTTTATATCAAGTGCCGCATTCGCTTCCATGAGTTCTTGCGGGTCCATCCTTGACGCCTCGGTGTATGTTAAAACACCGCTTATTATCGGACGCCAGAAAGACCAGTTTTCTTTTGCAAGCTGCTTAAAGTGCCCCCTGTCGGACAGGTTGACGAAATTACTTTCTTCCGAAAAACTTTTTATCCGGGTATTTATACCCGGTCTCCAGCTCCCCTCTAAGAAACCGCAGGGCGATAGATTGCCACGCCTCCTCTAGCTCCCTTGTCGGAACGCTATCAAGCGTGAGTTTCGGCCCTCCCTCGGGAAAGCAACAGTGCTCAAAAAAATAGTCAAGCAGCGGCTCCATGTCGATGGAGTCGCCCGTGACGTTATACATTGTTTTCTTGACCCGCATCCATTCGCGGTTGCCGGGGTGCTGGAGCTTGTACTTCTTTCCGTTTACCTCAATAGTATTGATTATGTTGTCCGCCATACTTCCCCCTGTTTATTTATATGTTTGATTTTACGAGCTCATCACAGGCGATGATCCACTCGGTTTTCGATTCCTCCGCGCCGAATTCATTGTCGGGGTCTTTGCTCACCCACCCGTTGACGGCGGTTGCGACAAACTGCGAATCGCTGTTGTTCTTGAGTAACACCGGGAACGGGGTCGGGCTGTTTTTCAACAGGTCGAGCTTTGCATTGGATGGGCTTGTCTGCTTGAGCGTGATGGTGATATAACCCATCTTGTTGTTGTTCTTTGTCCGCGCGACCTCGCCGTGGCTCCCGACGTGCACCTTGTACAGTTCGGGATCAGCGAGTGCGACTTTTATGAATGTGCCGTCAGCATAACCCGATATAAGCAGGGGGCCGAGGGACAGTGTTACCTGTTTGGGATCGTATGTGCCTAAAAAATTTGACATTGTATTCTCCTTGTACCGTTATTACTATACCGTTATCACTCCAGAGATTTCAGCCTTGTGAATTGCGCCCGCAAGGTAGTAGACAAATTTCACATCGGGAAGCGTCCGGTTCGACCTGTCGGTGGTGGAAATATCCGCACGAAGAGGAACGGTCACCCGATACAAATATTTCTTATCGTCAGAGAGAAGAAGATCGGCGTCGCTTTCCGCCCTGGCAATGATGCCATAATCGCCCGCGCGCTTGAGCACGTCGCGCACACGGCCCTCTACCTGTGCGATGCCGGTGTCATCGAGGGAAATCTTTTCGTTCTTGACGAACAGGTCAAGGATCGCGGTGTTCAGTTCGTCTTCGATCCAGTCCTGACCCATGATAACGTCAATGTATTCTCCCGAAGTACACTGTCCCTCGTTCACGAATATCGCGCCCGCCTGCTCCTGGAGCGCCTGACCGTGATTGGTCCTGATCGTGTTCAGCTTCGTGGTGGTGTATGCGGCCGCCTCTTGTCCTGAAAGCTTTTTCCATTTCCATGTAAACGAGCCCGGCTGTTTGGGGATGTTCTGCCCCACCCATGCACAGTCAGGGTAATCGGTCGGCTGGTCGTGGATGATATAGGCTTCGCGGTCTACGTTCCGGCCGATCAACGCGGTTTCATCGGACGTGCAACCGATGAAAAACTTCTTGTTTGAATTCGCCCAGGTGCCGACGGCTTGAAGATCCGCAAGAGCGCGGGATTCTATGTTGACGGTGTACCAGTCGTCATCGGTAAGCCGGAGTGTGGTCAGCGCGTCGGCGTATGCCGTGGCGACCGCTTTGCGGTATACCCGCACGATTTCAGGGCGCGGCGACTGTGCAAACATAGCCGAGGCCATGAGATATTCCGCGTCGGTTGCCAGATACCCCGCCGTGGTGAGGTCGGTCAGGTCGGTCGCGTCGGTAATGCCGGTTGCGGCCACGCCCGATCCGATAATGAGCGGATCGAAGGAACGCTGTTCAAGTCCGAGCGTCCCGCGTGTAATTGATATCGTTATGTCGTTGATGAAAGCCATTTATTTTCTCCTATGGTTCGTTAATCGTTATGGTCGCGCCGTCAACGTTCTCCGGTGACGGTATAAATTCTATTGTCTCCATCGCCTCTATCGTGTCGGTGATGGTGTCTACGTAGTGCATGAATACGTCAAAACCCCACCTGTTCTCGTACGCCGTATCGAGTAGCGCCGTCCGGTCCTGTATGTCGTTTTTAATGAGCTGGACTATTATGAGGTTTGTTTTACATACCGCATATCCAGCGTCGGACTTAAACCACCGGAGCGCCTTGTTTGCCAGCAGGTTCGCGGCATCGATTTTGTTTTTATCAACAAACGTAATGCTCACCGAAAGCCGCGTTTGCTCTTTTGTGGTCACGTTGGCGTCGTGGGTGTTGGTCCCCTCGGTTATTGTTTTATAGTTCTGGTGCGCGCTTTCCACCGCGTCGGTCGTTATCTTGTATGTCCCGTACGGGTACGCGGGCGCATCACCCACTTGGTCGGCGCGTATGATCGTCGTGGCAAGGTGCGTTGACAACGCCGCGAAAATTGATTTTATGTTTGTGAATGGTATCATTTTTCTTTCTTTCCGAAATAAACCGTAAATCCGCCGTCAAGGTATCGGTTGTTGATTTCCTTGACGCGGTACACGTCGCCCGCCGTTATCTGGATGGTGCTTTTCTCCGGTATTACACCATTCCCGACTTCATAAAATTTCTTGTCCTGCGTATCGTACACGCCCTCGGGCAAGTATTTGAGTTGCTTCGCCGTTATCGGGACAATCGCCATTTGATACGTGCCGGATGACGAAATGGTTTCGACGTATTCGCCGTCAACGAATGATTCGGCGTGGACATATACGGTAACTGTCCGTAATCGTTTTAAAAGAGCCCTGTATGCTGTCGTGATCATGCCGTTTTATACGTCACGCCCTGCGCGAATCTCCCGGTGTCAACGAGTGTCTTATTCTTCCCGCCCTTTTCAAGAACGGTGAACGGGTGATTGCCCGGCTGTATATTTGAACGAATGGACGCCTGGATAAATGAAATCATCTTTGCGCCCATCGCTTTTATCATCTGCTTTGCGTTCTGGTTCTTGTTAAATATTTCGACGCCCATATCAATGGCGTCGTCAATGTTCTTGTCGCTGTCAAATGCCTTGCGGATCGCGGCGCGTTCGGGTATGATGAAAAACTTTGTGTCTTTCTTTAAGGGAAAACCCTTCGCCGCGAATAGCTTTCTCATTCCATCGGAGACGGGGATCTTCGCGCCAAATTCATTTGATGTAACGGCCATGAGTAACCCGCCCTCGCTCTTGTCGGAAAACACACCGGCCTGAATCGACGTTGTCGTCAGCTCTTCGAGTTTCTTCAGGAATTCGTCGGTGTGGTCTATGTCTTTGAATGTGCTCATAGTATTCTGTCTGTTAATCCCTGCGTCCGTACCTTGTGCGAATTATAGAGCCGTTCCCACTTGTCGAGACCGTCACCGGCTTGACCTTTTGCGCCGTATTGAATTGAAACGTCTCCCACTGATTCGCTCGTTATCTCACTTGAAATAATTCCCGCGTCAGTCAAGAGGTGCGCCGTCATGAGGCGGTGCAACAGATTGAATGATGCGGCGGTCTTTCCGATGCCCTCGCCCTGAACGATTAAAGACGCGTCATCGAGATAGAGAGACAGGGTCCCCGAGTCGGTTGTAGCCAACTCGGGGATCATCTCTTTTATATCGAGTACGGTGGCCTCGGACATTGTAATGTCCTTCCCTATATCCCTTTGCCGATGTAGATGGCTGCGGGATGTCTCAAGAGAATTCCACCATAACTTTCCATAGCCGCCATTTCCATCGTTCCGACGATGTCATACACCGGATCTCCGAGGTTGATGTCGTTCGTGATCGCAAGCTCAACAATTTCAGGGTCGTTATCGATGACCATGAAGTAATCAACCGTGTCGCCGTTGTGCGTGGCCTTCATGATGCGCGACGTCATGATGTTGTCGAAGAACATACCCTCGCTGTTAAGCCACTGGAGGAGCGTCATCGGGACGGACGTCGAAAACGGTTTCCGGAGCCTGTTGTATTGCGCCGGGGGAAGTACCAGCGTCCGGGCCTTGAAAATACCATCAGCCTCGACGGTGCTCACCGCCGTTTCGAGGTCAGTCAGTATTTCAGCGGCGGTCTTCTGTGACCACAGATACCCGCCGGTTCCGGTCGCTACGGTTTCTTTCGTTCCCTTGTCGGTTCCGTAGAACGTCGAGTCGAATATCCCTTTTATGCCGTAGGTGGAATCACCCGCGAACGAAAGGGCGTTTTCTTTCTCAAGGATGTACCGGCGGGCCGTTGCGACCCTGAGAGTGTCAAGCTGGATCGCCGGGCCTTTGCCGAGTGCCCGCTTCGCCGCGATGGCGTCGCGCTCTGCCTGGGTATAGCGAATACCGGTCACGATGTCATACACCTTCTGAGTCACGCGGCCGCCCTTCTCGCCGACGAAGGGGATGTCTTTCGCGCTCCCGCCTTTGGCGAGTATCTTCGCCGAGCCGGTGCGCTGATAGTAGTCATACCCTATTTCGAGGGCGTAGGGCGCGTAGGACGTGTTCATCTTGAACAGAGTCCGCGCGATCATTTCCTCTTCTTTCGGCGAATAGAGTACGTTGCTTATTTGCAAAAAATCGTCATTGGTAAACAAACCACTTTCAAAAGTTGCCATTGTTTTAGTGCCTCCTTAATTTTTAGGTGTCTGCCGTAATGGTAAACGGGGGATCGAGATACAGTTTAACGGCAGTACCGGATGCACCGGCTGCTCTCCATTCTGCACCACTCAGCACGGCGGTTTCACCGGCAACGGCGGTCTTGCAGAACGAACCCTTGACTTTTGCGCCGCTCGTGGTGTGCCGAATACGGACACTGTCGCCGAGCGCGATAGTTTCCTCAGAATACACATTGACAATGCCCTGGTCGATAACGGCCACAGAGTCGTGATCGTCGTAATGGGAATCGTCGAGATTGCTCGCCTCGGTGCTCTTGAGTGCGACGCCCTTAAATTTTCCCGATGCGCCGGAAAATATTTTCACCTGCGTTTCTGCCAGAGTGCCGGACATAACGGCCCGGCCGAAATATATACCGGATTCTTCGGCGGCAAATGACCGGATATTTTCTATCGGGTTGTGCTCGGGTATTTCACCGAAACCCAAGACTCGGCTGACATAGAGGTCTTCTTTGGGAATAGCCATTATTTACCTCCCTTGTACATGTTTTGCATTTTCACTCTTTTCTCCTCGACGGCGACGGAATCAACTCTGGTCTCCGTGCCGCGCTTTTGTGATGTGTCGACATGATTTGCTTTCATCTTCGAAAGATCAATGGCCGCGTCATACCGGGCGTTAATCGCGTCGTCGCTCATGCTATCGACCTTGACGCCTTCCTTGAGGGGAAGGTGCTTTGCGATCAATTGCAGCTTGATTTCGCGGTTGGACAATCCGTCCATTTTACCCTCGATGCCGGAGGCTTTCGCCGAATCAAGAATAGCCACGCGTTCGGACGCCGCGGCTTCCACCATCGCGGGGATAGACGCTTCGAGGTCGGTGTAGTTTTTCTTGAGTTCTTCGTTTTGATCGGCAAGGAGCTGCGCTTTTTCGGAAAGCTCCTTTTCCTTGTCTACTTTCGGCGCTTTGGTTGCCACGGCGAGCTTGTCAGTCAGGTCTTTAATCTGCTCGCCGTCTGCCTTGATCTGCTTGTTCAGCATAATCATTTCGTCAAAGATTTCTTTTGAGTCTACAGCCAAGTCTTTCTTTCCATCGAAAGTCCGGTAACTGTATTGCGCTTCACCCGCGCCGTTATTTTCTTTGCTCATTTTAATACCTCTAGTATTTGAATTTTTATCATCAACGTGAATCTTTGTTTTGTCGCCCGCGCGTGCGTCTCGCGTAATGGCTAGATGATTTGCGATGATGTCTCTTTGAATTGCGTCGTAATGTACGCCGTTGAGTATTCCGGGTTTATCTTCGAGTTTAAATCTAAACCCCATTGAAACTTCATATTGTTCTTTCGATTTAATTCTCTTTATGAGGTTTGAATCATAGACCGTGATATTGGCTATGCCCTCTCCATTTTCAACACGGGGATTAGAAAGAGTACCGCGCACTAAGCCTTGATAATTTTCGGGGGTGACAAGAATGTAATCTCCATTCTTGTCATAGGGGTGTTCGTCGGTAACGGGGATTCCATTTACTGAATCAATTGTTTTGCTTGAAAGAATATCCTCGGGAAGTTTTGCCTCGTATCGGACGGTAGTTCCATAGAAATAAGGGAGGACACCGGGGACGGCAAAGGTAACAATGCCTTTTAAAAAACCCTCTCCGGTTTCGGTTACTTTAAGTTGTGCGCGGTCGTAGTGAATCATGCTATGAGTGTAATCATAGCATGATATTAGAGTCAACTAATAATGATAGTGTCCTAAAAGATAGTTAGGACAGACTAAGTTATGCGGTTTTCAGTTTTTTGGAATCAAGATACATTTCGATTTCTTTTATGACCTCTGCCGAGTGGTCTCGTTTTGGCACCTTGACGTATCGGTTTAACACCGCTCCATCTACGCCCATTATCATGAGGTTGCCATAGACGGGGCCGAACTTGCACATGACCGTCTTTACTTCTGACAGCGGGTAATCGCTCCATTTTCGGCCCGGCATTTTGTAGGAAAAATATCTGTCATCAATTTTTACTTTTGTCTGCAAAAATCCAAAACTAAATTCTTTCATGACGCCCCCTTTAATTTATATTCTGTTGTCCCCTGAGTCCGATTTCATCGGTCATGTGGTCGCACTGGATCTTCGTATAATTTGCGATCTTGAAACCAACGCCCCCCGCGTCAACACTCATCCAGGCGTCAGGAAATGCGCCGAGGTTTTCCTTGCTGGTCCTGAACGCGAACCGCTCAAGCACGGCCCGCTTGTAAAGGGTACAGCCTGACAGCGCGTGGTGAGTGGGGATTATCCGCGGCGGGCCTTGCCACATCTCGGGAATATGAAGCGGAATACTGGGCCCGTCATAGTATAACCCCCCGATAATGTCGGCTTGACCAACAACCTCCATGAAATAATGAAGCCATCTTGCATCCCTCGGCCTTACGTCCGATTCAAGGATTATAAAATATTCGTAATCGCCGTCAAGGAACATGCGCCTCAGGCCATAGAGACTTGCCTCGACGTTCCGCAAAAACAACACCTGGGTATTTTCAATGGCGGCGCGATCAACGGCAACGTGATCAACGTATGCCCGGTCAGAGTACGTATCATAGAGATAGTGAAAATACGTGGTGTCTGGGGAATTGTCAATAATGGCGACCGACGCAAAGCCGATGTCGCTGGCAAAAAGATTGTTGAAAAATTCATAGTCGCAGTATGACTTGCACTGATGGGTATAGACGGCTATAAATACGTTTTCAAACATTCTATTATATCCCCCGGTTTATTTGTTGATAGGTAATAATGTTTGTCGGACTTAATCAAGTGCTCGGTTGGCCCGTGGTTTCCGAGTACCACCTTCGGGATAGTAAACCCGTTCGCAATAAC